GTGGCTAACCGCTTCGCTCCATTAATATAATCACAATCTATGCTTCGCCAGTAGCCCTGCAGGCGGCGGACCTTAGCCGGTCTATAAGGCGTGCTACCATAAGGTAAAAAAATTATTTTATTCAAGTGATATCTGAGTAGGAGGAGTACTAGGAATAGACTCATCCTCACTTGTAAGATCAATCGTAACAGTCCGTAAATATCTCTTGAATATTCTGTAACAACGAGGACAAAATTCATTTTTGTGACAAGAGGATTCGAACACTTCACCGTCGGCTTCAAAGTAATCAATCCTATCCATTATGTATCCAAAACGTATATATCATTATGTATACAAAACTATATAACCAACACTTTTTTTATTAAATTGGAATAGTGAAATTGTTTTGAGCAATTTGAAAGAATGACGCGTGGGAGGGTGCATTCGAACGAGTAGTAAAGTACACAGAAGTGGTGCGATTGACCTCATACGCAATCGTAACAAGATTGCTTGCAGGAGAAACATTGATAATGTCTTCTAAAGCGTACAACGCACACTTGCCCATAGCTTTAATTGAATTTGGCTGAGTAACGCCAGCATCCAAAACAGCTGCAGTTCTTTGCCAACCGAACTGCTCAAGAAATTTAAACAAATGCACCTTCTTTTCATAATAAAGATGATCCGATTTGATAACACCAGGATCCAATCTAACTTTACCAGCCTTTTCGATATTGCGAAAAGTACTGGGAAGAGGTGGTTCTTTAAAATTGATATTGTACTGATTCTGCGAATCTTCAAAATCACCAGATGCCTGAGTAATAACACCAGTATGACTTCCCATATATTCCAGCAAATATGGACCGTTACCTTTCCACCGAGGACTACCAGTATTAAAATGGTAATTCCATCCAATAATTGGGTTATTAGCTACGTCAAAAGCATCAGTATCAGAAGTATTGTCTGCAACAGTGCGATTCTGAATCTTCAATTCAGACTTTACACGCAAATGCAGAATCAAGTTCTGCAAATTCAACTCTGACACCAATTTATACTGAACTGGAGACGAACCAACATCATACATTGAGAAAAGCAACTTTACAGGTTTGCGAGCACGAACATTGTTCAAATCCGAACCTGTACAATAATCAATAAACACGTTACGCAAAGTAGCCCACGAACCGGTTAAACCGGTAGAGATATCACCTACAATACTCTTAATACTTTGCCCTATCTGAGTGTCATGTACAAAAGTAGTAATAACATCAGTATCACCTTGAGTAGTAAGTAACGTAAATCGGAAACCGTAGGCGGTTAAGGAATTCGGTCCAGCTTCAACACCAGTAACAACAAGAGATTCAAGATTCATAGATACTGAATCAATCTGCATACCAGCTTTGGTCAACAAAGTCTTAAGAAGAGTTGAAAGAATAGTATCAAGCATTGCAGACAACGCAACACATGTGTGCCCCACGTAAACGCAGTCACTATCATTAACAACACCACTAATTTCTGTAACAGAAGTTAAACCTTTCAAGTTGTAAACGTCGCGAGGTACACGACCTTTCTTAAACTTGCCTTGATAACGACCAACTCTACTTTTAGAGTTTTGAGCACGCGAACGCTTAGAGTAAGAACCCCCTTTCTTGGGTTTCATCGTTCGACGAGCATGTGTAACTCCCAAATCGCGGACAAAACCAAGAGCTCCACGAACCGCACCGCGATACGCGCCGCGATTCTTATACAGGTGAGAAGCAAGACGATTCTTCCAGCTAGACCGTACATTAGGTCCATGAATGTATTTTCGATGAGCCATGAGTTTTTAGGAAGAGGAAGGACACCCTGTAATATTATAAGGGTGTCCGGAATAAAAGGGAGGAGGAGGAGGACCACAAAGAGATAAGATCACTTTTTTTATTTAAAACTCCCTTTCATTTGAGACTCTTCATACGGATAACTCGACAACGACGTCGGATAGCTTCGTCAGTAAGAGCCAAAGGATCAGTATTAGCCGTAAAAACTTTGAAAATACCCGGCGGAATCCTTGCGACCGCATGACGACAATGAATTGCCCTAGGATTATCGAAATCAACAATCGCAATTTGCGAGGTCCGCGGATAGTGGTTGAAGTCCACATCATCAAATATGATGGAGACGTGGAACCCAATACGGAAGGACTTGAGTTCGTCAATGTGCGAGACGAAGAGCGCAGGTTTCGGAACCACCTTTTTAGCCCACGTAGTTTTGCCAGTTCCAGAATCACCAATCAAAATCAAACACTTACCATCTTGAATGAAATCAAGGGAGAGGAGCTCTGCGACCATAGTCCCTTCGACCTCCTCCTCTAATACCGTGGCAAAGTCGCCATGTGCACGAATCCAGAAAAACTCTGCGAATTTGTAGGGAATTTTGGATTCCACACAGTAAGAGTACCACTCTTCTTCCGTGTCAAAATTGGAACATAAGGAGAATAAACCCAATTCAGATTTTTCTTTAACAATCGAAATGTCTTGATCGGACGTGGTTTCGATATAGTCACCATCTTTCTTGCAGTAAGTTTGGCAAGCGGCCCAGGAGCGTGGATCCTGCTTGTTGGGATGCTTGCCATTGAAGTCGAGCCAGTCGACTCCATGACGTTCAGTATTCTTAAATTCAACGCAGCAATGGAGATGAGGTTTTCCATCTTGGTGGAGTTCTTTGGCAATGAGGTAGTACTTGATGTCTGCTGTACAGGCAAGGAAACAGAGCAAAGCTTCTTTAGATTCTTCACATTGAGGATAGGTAAGAAAGAATCGTTTTCCATTGTAAAAAGAGGGCATGCTTAACACCTGCCAACTTGGTATATTAAGTGGCTTGAAAAAGTTTAATTAAATTATTTGACGTTATGGGTTTGACGGTGGCAAAACTCCCCTTCGGTCGCCTTAGCCACTCTCCGAAGCAGCCACCTTTGGTGGCTAACCGCTTCGCTCCATTAATATAATCACAATCTATGCTTCGCCAGTAGCCCTGCAGGCGGCGGACCTTAGCCGGTCTATAAGGCGTGCTACCATAAGGTAAAAAAATTATTTTAT